GAAACGTAACACGTAAAGAAATTATAGATGCAGTTAATACCTTGTTTAACCAACGCATTAAAAGCGGCCGATTAGGTAAAAAAGGCGTTGGCGGCTGGTACAATACATATACCGATGTCATTCGTAGCGGTAATTATGGTGATTTTCGCGTTATCATGCATGAACTGGGGCATTATGTGGATAACTATTTTAAATTTAGTAATGAACCACGCTTTAACAACGAATTTAATCGCGTAGTTCAAGACCGTTTCGGGAAGGCGTACAACAAGTTAGGCATGGAAGGTATACGCGGCGAAGGATACGCAGAATTCTTTCACGATTACGTGAGCGATCGCGCCAAAGCTAAACGCGAATTCCCAGAATTTTATAAACATTTCACGGAAGCGATTGCAAAAGAACCGGAATTAAACGGTATTACCAATAAATTATCTCAACTGGTTCATGAATGGCACCGTCAAGGCGAGGCGGAACGTGTAAAGGGCAGTATTTCGTTTGATAGTAAAGGGAAAGTGAGCCAAGCTATTGATGCGGTTAAACGTGGTGAAACGCGCGACTTTATCAAAAAAGCGATGAGCGATGTATACACTAAATTAATTGATGAATTGAACCCGTTGAAAGATTTAGTTGAGCAAGTCGAACGTGAAACGGGTGAAAAAATTTCGTTTGATGATAATCCGTATATGCAAGCGTGGCTGGCGCGTGGTTGGGCCGGTAAGGCGGAAACGTTAATTGAACACGGCGCGCCGGAATATAAAATTCCAGCGTTTAAAGATATTATTAAGGATATCGGAAAGAGAGAACATAAAGATTTTTCCGCGTATCTAGTGGCATTACACGATTTAGACCTACATAAGAACCAACAAAAAGCAACGTTTTCATACACGGAAGATGCTGCCGTATTAGGTAAGCACGCCGGAAATGAACGGTTTAAAAAAGCCGCCCAAGAAATCTATAAATATCAAGATTATTTGTTGGGTATGCTTGTTAAAGAGGGTATGTTGACGGCTAAAGCGTATCATACAATGCGCAAAATGTACCCGCATTACATTCCGTTTTTCCGTGATATGTCAGACGTAGGCATGCAATCGTTCTTATCTGGTGGCAAGGGTTTTATTGATGTATCTAGCCCAGTAAAACGGTTAAAAGGTAGTACGCGCGATATTATAGATCCGTTGGAAAGCATTATTAAAAATACATTCCAATTCTATAACGCAATAGAACGCAATCACGTTGGCCGCACATTTGCGAAATTAGCAGATAAAAAAGGCGTTGGGCAAATTGTGGAACGTGTAAAAGGTGATAAGGCGAAAACGGACAATACGTTCAATGTATGGGAGAACGGGCAAAAAGTAACGTACGAAACAACACCGGAACTTATCGAAACTATGCGCATGCTGGATAAAGAACAATCAAACATGATTATGAAGATTTTATCTTATCCGGCAAGTTGGTTACGTGCTGGCGCTACATTATCGCCAGAATTTATCTTGCGCAACCCAGTCCGCGATATGATAGGCGCGGCGATTTACTCTAAACATGGTTTTATTCCTATTGTTGATACGTTCAAAGGTTTGGCGTTGTACTTAAAGAAAGGTCAAACATTCTGGGAATATAAGAAATCTGGTGCGGCACATGCTGCAATGGTATCGCTAGACCGCGACTATTTAGGCGGTCAATTACGCGATATTATGAAGCGTGAAAGCAAATTCACGAAGTTAATCAAAAACCCTATTGAAGCATTGCGCGCTATGAGTGAAGCAACAGAAATGGCAACACGATTGGCAGAATATGACAATGCACGAAAGGGTTATACGGGCGTTAGTAATCGCTTATTCGGTAAAGATAGAAATCCGTTATCAGCACGTGAAGCAGCACTAGAAAGCCGTGATATTACGTTAGATTTTAGCCGTAGAGGTACGCACACAAAGAAAGCTAACCAAGTAATAGCTTTCTTTAATGCAACAATTCAAGGCGCAGACAAAATGGCGCGTGCTTTTAAAGAAGATCCGCGCGGTATGACGGTTAAAACTATGCTTTATATCACATTACCAAGTGTTATGTTATGGTACATGAATAAAGATGATGAGCGATACCAAGAATTACCGCAATGGGAAAAGGATACATTCTGGATAATTCCGGGTAAAGAAAATATGTATAGAATTCCTAAACCGTTTGAAGCCGGCGTTTTATTCGGTACGTCATTTGAGCGTATGCTACAGTATATGGACGATGCGAAAAACAATCGTAAAAGCGTAGGTTTTAAAGGGTTTGGTGATCGCGTATTTGATAGCCTTGCACCAAGTTTTATGCCTACGGCTATGATACCTATTGTTGAAGCAACAACTAATTATTCACTATTTAGACAACGCAATATCATTCCGCAATCACAAGAAAACTTGCCGGCACGCCTACAGTACGGCGCTAACACTAGCGAGGTAGCAAAATTCGTAGGCGATAAAATAAACGTTTCGCCGTATATTGTAGATAACACAATAAGAGGGTACGGCGGCGGCCTTGCTGGGTTAGGTTTGAACGCAGTTGATGCGGTATCTGGTGCAAAAGAAAACAATGCATCTAAGAAGTGGTATGAAGCGCCGGGATTAAGAGGGTTTACGGCGGCACCTTATCAATCATCAAATAGCGTTCAACGTGTATATGACGATTATAAGGAACAAGAAAAACTACATAATGAGTTCAAATTAACAGGGCAACGGCCGGAAGGATACGATGCTAAAGAATTTGCAAAACTCAAAAATGCAAGTAATAGCCTTAAAAACTTAAATAAAGCATCTAAGGCTATTATTAATAATGAACGCATGAGCGGCGAACAAAAGAGGGAACAACTAGATAAAATTAATATGAGAAAAGCTAATATAGCGCGTAGCGTATATGGCTTAGGTAAGGTTAAATGAGGGGTAAGTAATGGATCATTTCACTAGGTTTTTTGTTGAAGGTTGGAACTCTTTAACAGATAGTTTTTTATTAAAAGTTATACTAAGTGGCGCCGGTGCGGTTGGCATGTGGTTAATTCATATAAAACACGTTCAAATATTGGGCGTGTTTATTTTATTGGTATTCGTTGACTTATTCACTAAATGGGCGGCAATCGCTTATAGAATGTTGGTTGATGAATACAACTATAAGGCAGACGAAATTGCGGTTTGGGAAAAATACCGTGCAATACCGTTGGCGTTTGATAAGGGGTTAATTTCAAGCCGATACATGCGAAAAGGTTTTGTGTTTAAAGTGGCGACATACGTCGCCGCTACACTTGCCGCCTTCTTATTCGATGAAATGAGCGGTCAAAAGCAGTTCGCGGTATCGCTGGTATGGTTATATTTGGGTTCGTGTGAATTCTTATCCATTATGGAAAACCTACGCGACGGCGGAAATGTGATGCTAGGTAAATTTTTAGATTTAGTTAAAACTAAAATTGAAAACAAAGTTAAATTATAGGGGGTACCATGAGGGGTATTGATGTAAGCGAAAATAACGGTGTAGTTGATTGGGGCGCGGTTAAGGCGAACGGGTTCGATTTTGCTATTATCCGCATTGGTTATGGCCGCGGCAATTTAGATAGTGAATTCTATAACAACGTAAACGGTGCAATAAACGCAGGTTTAGCTATTGGCGTATACCATTATTCCTACGCTATAAATGAAGAACGTGCAGCGGACGAAGCAGAATTTGTATTTAATACATTGAACGATGCCGGCCTAACTGTTGACAAGTTGCCTATGGGCGTATGGTTCGACATGGAAGATGCGGACGATTATAAAGCCAATAGAGGTATGCCAACACGACAGGAACTAACCAATATATGCAGTGTGTTCATTAATTCGCTATGGAATGCAGGCTATACGAATACTGGGCTATATGCCAATTATGATTGGCTAACCAATATACTAGACGTTAGCCAGTTGGGCGGGTGTGCTATTTGGTGCGCGCAAGTAGATAGCCAATGCGATTATGAAGGTGCTAACTTGTGGCAATACACCTTTAGCGAGAATATCGAAGGCCGTGAATTTGATGCAGATGCAGTATTGAATTGGCCTGTATAACGGGGGTTAATATGGATACTATCAAACAGTTAATTAAGCAATACATGCCAGTTATTATAGTAGCGCTTCTTGTGTTGCTGGTGCTTGCAGTTGGGCTATTGATTAATAACCATATCAAGCATAAGCAGGAGCAACCGGTAATAGTAAAGCAAGAAACGGCAAAGAACCCGAAACAATTGGGCAATGCATTGCATGTTTCAACTAAAGAAGCGCAACAAATTATTACGTTGAAAGAACGTTCTGAGCCAGTGGCAACATATCGGGTTAATGCCCCAACGATACATGATGCGGCGGTGATTACTAAAAATGCAATTAGTAACAAATCTCCTAATGTACCGAAAGCAGCAATAGAAAAAAGCGATAGGACCGCGGTAGTTGAAAATGACGAAGCCCAAAAAGTTGATGTGTATAAAATCAATTTAGACAAACCGCATAGTATATTAGCTGGTGCAACTATAATGAATAATGGTGAAATATACGAAACTATCGGGTACGAAGATAAACGCATTCAAGGGCTTGCACACTTTAAAGGAACAGAATTTAAAGGCGCATCGGCATTAGTTAAAATTGTAAGATGGTAGGTGATCCATATATCTCCGAGTTGCACGGTTTGCAACAATCAACTATTAGTTGTCAGTTGGAAAGTATTAATTTATAACTGAAAGGAATACTATTATGGCTAAAATTTTTGAATTCGAAGGTAAAAAACACATGTTCGCAGAAGAAGTAGAACCAAAGAAAGACGGTTTATATACCGCAACCTTAACAGACCATAACAACGTACGTTGTGAAATGTGGTTTGTAAACGGCGAATTGAAACGCCTTGTTGAATTAGATTAATACTAAAAGGGGTACCATAAGCGGTACCCCTATTTTTTATTTGACGGCAAAAATACGTCAAAAATTTCATGTAAATCCATATAATCTTGTGGTTAGAATTTTAAATTTACGTTATGGCCAATCAATTAAAAACTACGATGTGCGATATTATGGATAAAAATTATTAAATACGCTATAATAAGATGATATACAATGGTTTGTAATAGAAAGGAACTCATCCATGAGAAAAGCCTTAAAATATGTTTCCGTAG